TCAGTACACTCCAATTTATGGTCGTGGTAAACTTGTCTTTTATCTATATTCATATCTCACTTGAAAATTTGTTTGATTCCTTTTGTGCTAATCTGCGGGACCTGAAATACTTAATTTTTTGTTCCCAATTGTAACGCTTAACCGAATAGAATCCGGTCGATGTTATGTAAACCATAATCGTATTGTCGCAATCGCATTTCAATGAAACTGAATGGACGTTGTTTGATTTCGAAAACATTTTGTCAACCAAATCAAGGCTTTGTTTTTCTCCGCAAATAGGACAAACCAAATTATGATTTTTCAGTTTCGGGTATCGTGCCATATGTTTCGTTATAATATTGTTCTGCATTTTCATAAGGTGAATTCTCAAAATTAACTCCATGGTAAGCCGCATCAATTATCTGCTCTTTCTCCATTTGTTTGGCTTGCGCAAATACTTGATTCCATTCTTTTGTGCTTTTACTATGCACAAATACATCTTGTTTAATATGTTCAATTAAAAATTGAACTGCCGTTTGTTTAGTTTCCATTTTATTCTTCAAAATATTTAATTTGATTAAAATTTTCATCCATCAATCCCCTGTTAATTAAGTATTTTGTAGCGTCTTGCATTACAATCTTACCGTATTGGTTTATTCCTCTTTTTGTTTTTGGGTCAAAATAAACATACCAATATTTACTTGTGTTGTATAATATCATTGATTTAGTATCAATTTCAACTTCTTCACATTCCCAATGCGGATTCATAAATGATATGTCCCCCGAATAATTAAATGTTTCTTTATTTTCCATTTTGTTTGATTCTTAAAATTCCTGATTTAGTGTACTTCCCTTCTTCCAACTTACCGGTCCATTCATCGTGACCGATTTCCATTGAAAATTTTTTGTACCTCCATGTGAAAATTCGATTGTCTTCTTTTGGTTCTTGATTTTTAGATTGCAACCAAAAAAATAATGCGATGCCCGTGGAGGCTAAAATGATTAAATAATATTTTGTTTTCATATCTGATAAATTTTACCCTCTTGGTCCAATCGTGTTTCAAAATTTACCATGTCATAAATGGCTCGCTTGTAACATTCCGATTTTGATTTTACAATTCTTAATTCCCGATTTTCAATATTTGCCAAACTATCCCACACCTCTTTTTTTGCCTCCACGCTTGTCGTAATTAAATTAAACTTTTGGGCTATGTCGTACAAATGGTCAAGCCCGCCTTGCGTGAATTTGTATTGTGGATTTTTTGAAATCAAATCCGCGTAATCATTTAAAATATCAATTGCCTGCTTTTTTAAAACGTTGTCTTCGGGGACCGGTAATGGCGGTGTTTCGACGTAAGAATTGTGGACCTTTCCAATCACTTCGCGCTTGTCTTTGTCGCGGTATTTCTTCAACCATTGACAAAAGTTTGGCGAATTGAAAAAGACTTGCTTGTCATCGCTTTGATATTCCCCTTGTAATCCGCGTTTTACGGCCTCAATTACCTCGTCTGATGTCAATGTACCAAACGACTCTAAATCGTCGCTTATACTAAAGATTTGCGCTTGTTCTTCTGCAACATTTTCGTTTCTTAATCCAAGTTTGATTTTGATTCGGGTCCAAATACGAAATGCTAATTCGCTTTTTTCTTTCTTCGTAAGCGTTTTCAACACTTGCCCTTTGCTAAGTTCAATTATTTTCGCTTCGGTTGGGGAAAGATTAGAGGAAATCGAATGGGTTGTTGTAAGTTCCATCGTCGTGTGATTTATCAATTGCCGCTTTGGCTTGTTGTAGGTTTATAATATTTTGTTCAAACTTACCAATTTTTTTGGTTGTGTCAACACCTATGTTTTTTTTCGGTGCAAATAAACCTTGGTAATTGTTTCCAATCGAATGGTCGATTGCCTCTTTCAATTCGTTGTCACTTTTGTCTGACCAATCTTTTATCAATTGCGCTTTCCCGATTTCTGTGTAGGTTGATTTTTTGCTTTTCTTATAATCAAACCATCGTTGAAATAAAAGGTCGCGTTCCGTAGGAACTGCTACTTGTTCTATTACTATTTTATTTACTTTACTTTCTTTTTCTTTACTTTCCTTTCCTTTCTTTTGTTGAACGGTCGTTGAACGGTCGTTGGACAATCGTTTATCGGCTGATGCTTTTCCGGCCAATTTACGTTGTTCTTTCATGCGAAAATATGGCTCCAAGTAGACCAACATTTTAGGGGAAAAAAACTTTTCGTCGTTGTCAATTTCAAACAATTCGTAATTGCATACGGTCACTCGAATCTTTGCCTCTGACACCCCAAACTCGTCGGCTAACAAATCCAAGTCTTCCAAAGGATAAACTAAGTCTTGCTGTTCTCTTAATGTCTCTAAAAGCATGAAATAAATGCCGTACCCCTCAACTCCTAATTCTCTGCGTAACCGTCTAATTTTACGGTCGTGCCTTGCATTGCAAAAATGCGGGAAATAAAATGCCTCTTTTTCCATTTTTTTTAAAATCTAAATTTTAAACTTGGTTCTTTATTTTCTGGATAATGTCTATATCCTTTTAAATCGTATGTAATATATTGACCCATTTTAAATTCAACTATTATATGGTTTTCTAAATAATCAATTATTCCATTACCATATCTTTCGTCATAAACTCTGTCACCAATTTTAAATTTTTTCTCTTCCATTTTTTTAAAATAAAAAAGCCTGAATGCGTAGGAGTGCAGACAGGCTTTATGGTTCTTAAAACCAATTAATCACCGAAAAACTCCTACCCTTTTCGCTGATTACGAAACAAATATAAAATTTATTCCTGAAATTTCATTAATCGTTTCATAAAAATTCCCGCGTATTGCGGAAAATCTCTTTCAAATAAACGGGCATAATCTGCCGAATAATTGTTGTTGACTTTGAATTGGTCGTTTCCGCTTATCATGGTATGATACCGAATGACCTCTAATATTTGCCGCGCTCCAATACGCTTGTAATTTCTACCGATTAGCTGAAACGCTATCTTTCTGAATTCCGTGTAAATTTGCGGGTTTTCTTCGTTGTATTTTCTGAATGACTTTTTCATTTTTTATAAGTTTTAATTTACGATAGTCTTGTTCTAATTGTTGTGCGATGTGCTGATGCCATTGCGTAAAGTTTAATTCCATTTTACTTTTTTATTAACGTTAAAATTATGAATCCCATTACGATAAACATCGTACCGGCGACTCCGATGAATGCGATAAATTCTGCCGCATCATTATTTTGTTTTGATTTGCCTTGCCAAATATTTTTCATAGTCTAAACCGTATTTTGTGAAAACAATTTTTATTTCATCCCATACTTTGGGGCCACCAATGGCCCCGTAAAGTACGGATTTAATATTATGCGCCTTGAACTCTCTTGCGGAAAAAGGTTTGACCTCTGCGTTGTTTAAGTTGTCGGCAATTTCTTGATAAACTTCAAATTTTTTAGGCTTCATTTTGCTCTTGTTCTTCGTACAATTTTTTTTGCTCATACCATTCTTCGTTTGTCATTTCTCGGTTGTATTCTTCAACCTGCCCATGGTCCAACGAAATTTTTTTGATTGCTTTTTCGATGTCCTCCATTGTCTCGCAATGTATTCGTTTCCAACATAAAGCGTGGTCCATGTGTGACCGATATTCAAAAACATAGTTTCCTGCCTTCATGATTAAAACGGTAAGTCATTGTCGTTCTTCGCCGGCTTTGATTGGGAACCTTGCGCTTTCTCCCATGTGTCAAGTTCGGTGTAAATTTTTCCGTTTTGCGATTGATTAACGTTTAAGTTAACCCAACCGTTTTTGGTGTTTTTGTTAAGGAATGCCACAAAATCCTCAACCTTTACGGATATTTTACCAATGACCCAATCGGGTGCATTTTCTGAACGTTTAAAAATTAATCCGTCTGCAAATACTTTGTCTTTCTTTTCCATGATTTTTATTTGTTTAATTGTGATTTACGATTTGAAAAAATTGCGATTTGTTCCTTGGACAATTCGAAATTGTCGTTGGCATATTTAAAATACTTTTGTAGGTCCTCGATTGTTGCGGACACACTTACACCCAATTCTATGTCGGACGTTTCAATGGTTGGCTTTTTAACCTGCGGGGCCGGCTCACTTTTGCCGTGCGTATTTGTCGCGTCTGCGTCTTGCGTATCGTCCAAAGCAAAAAGTCCGTTGAGCGCATATTTTCGTGAGTAACTTGATGACGCGCCGGTGACCTGCGACCCATCCATTCCTTTCTTGCTTTCTTCTTCACGGGCCAACGCGGTCGTCGTATAGGTTTCTTCTCCGTTTGAAAGCGTTGCGGTTGCCTTAACATAGTAACGGTCACCGATGTTAATTATCTCGTCGGAAATCGTAACGTAAAACCCCATCGGGTTAATCACTTGTTTGACCGCCTCCAAGATGTCTTCGGCGGACCGGTATTTGTATTTCCCGAATGAATTAAATTGCCCTTTGGGTGCTTTTACTTTTGCTTGAATTTCTGATAATGATTTCATTTGATAGTATGTTTAAAAGTTTGGAATTATTGGTTTTACACTCGTTTTGGATTATGTCCCTGACCTGCCACAATTCGGGGTCAAATGACCAAGTCATGGTGTATGTTCCGGCCATGTCTTGGAATTCTGCTTTTATGACCCTCATGACAAAAGTGAATAAAATGTGATTGCGCCTAATAAAAACGCGACTTGCTTTAAGAATGGGATGACGTCCGATTGGTTAAAATCCCCGATTAAAAGTGTGATAATGTTTTTCATTTTGATAGTGTTTATGTGTTTGATTTTGTAAATGTACTAAAAAGATTCGGAATAAAAAAAAGTTTTTTAAAGGGGGGTTTTACTCCCCCATGGCTCGGTGATTTAAATATTGACAAATTTGTTTTGATGGTACCCAATTCCGGACCCGCCACATTCAAAACATATCCCCGAACAAACGTGCTTAAATGCAGGGATTATTTTTTTGCCATTACATTTTTGACACTCTTTGTACTCTTTTAAATTTACATTCAATTTTTGCAATCGATTATTTTTTACATTTTCATTTGTGAGCAAATTGGCAACTTGTGTCAAAATTTCTTTTGGTGTGATATAATTTGATATATAAAATTTGCGATTCCAACCATAAGCCGAAATAACTATGTTATACTTATTAAGTGACTTGTCAGACAAATAATCGCTTGGTCCTAAATTAATATCTTTAAGCCAAACCTTTCCATCAATTTGAATTTTAATGCTGATTTCATTTCTTTCAAGCAACAAGTTTAAATTTTTGACATAATAGTTTCTATTATCGTATGTCAAAATTCTATTTGCATTTTCAAAAATGTCTTTTAATAAGTTTTTCATCTCGATAGGTGTTTAAGATTGCCAAGGAATCCGCCTTGGCTCGGGGTTGAATTATAATTGAAAATATACGGATGCGAAAACCAATTCGTTGTCGCCTTCTGCAAATTGTTGCATTGCCTTATAACCTTCTTTTGTTTTAGGAAAATAAACTTTATCGATTTGAATAATTTCAACACCGTCAAAGTAAAAAGCAATCAATCCTGCGTTATTAATTGAATGGCAATACTCAACCTCGTTCATGTATTTTAAGCCGTCAGCCTTATTTACATAGATTGAATAAACCTTGCCATCGCATTCGTAAAAATTTGAATTAAAACATTTTTGCATAAGCATGATTTGCTTTTTCCACTCATACGGATTGTACTCGTTGCGCGCGTGATTAATTGCTTGTTCTGCTGAAATTTGATTAAAAGTCTTCATTTTGATAGTGTTTTGTTGTTTGATGATGCTAAACTACGGAAAAGAATTGGAATAAAAAAAAGTTTTTTTAATTTATTTTCATTCGACCATAAAATTTTTTCCAAATAGGTTTTTAATAGGTAACCTATTTTTAACCTATTTGTCTAAAAAAAAGGGGAATCGTAAAACGAAACCCCTTTCCAACCCTAAACCTATCATTATGAAATCAAACTTTGCAAACTTAAAAAATGTGTGACAAGCGCGCAACTTGTCCATGGTCTTTGTGATGAATGAACCCCTCAATCGCTTTTGTTGCGTGCTGAAATCCATTCCGGTGATGCCATGAATCGGCCCCGCTTGGGGACCGTAATGACTCGACCGTTACCCCTATAAAATCCTTTGAAACCTTGTGATGTAAATGATGGGAATAAACGTATTTGTGTTGTGTCCTTGCCCACATTTCTTTTGCCTCCACGGCCATAAGTAATGGCAAGTCGCTAGGTTTGGCCCCGTCTCCATGTGTAGACCCGATTAAGTTTTTCCCGTATTGAAAATATTTACGATGTGAAATTGAACAATCAAACGTGATATTCTTTGAATTACGGAACCATGATTGAATAACATCCGCCAAATAAAATCCGGATTGGTAGTCGTGATTTGATGGATTGAATACAAAATGGACGTTTGCCACTTGCATCAAAATTTCAATTACTTCAACATAAAGTTTTTTGGCACATAGGAAATTTTCATAAAACATTCCATCGGTGTCTTGTGGTGTGCCGCTCGTGGTAGTTCGTTTGGGGCTATCAATGTGTAATATGTCATTGCCTGCTATAAATAAAATTCGGTCAATATTAAATCCTTGTGATTTCTGAATGATTCCTTTCACCCCTTCCAATACTCGTTTAAATGCGATGTTTGAATTATATTCGTCACCGGTCTCATAATCTGTTGAAAGTTTTCCAATATGGATGTCGGCGGGGTCAACGACTAAAAGATGTCCGTCTTCAATATTTTTTCGTTCGATTTCCGGATAAATCGGCGAATACTTTTGCATTTGGTCAATGATTTCATCCCGTAAGTCTTCGTATGTTTTGACCGATTGGTCCATTTTAACCGCAACGGAATATTCCTTTGTTTTATCCCAATACAATTTGACGTCACTTATTTCAATTCCGCGTTCGTCGCAATGTTTTGCAAGGCCGGCATGGTCCGATTTTAACCGGTCTTTAGATTCGTACCGTCCTAGGTTTTTAGCGATGGCTTTGTAATTGTCATATTTGTAAATTTCACAAATAATTCGGGCCGCTTCGTTGGACCCTAACCCCTTGGACCTTTTTAATTCAATCGTTTCGTCTATTAATTCCCGATATGATTTCATTTTGTTATGATTAAATATGTAAGAAATCCGGTAATTATTAATAATGAATTTCTTTGCCACCCATTTCGTGACCGTTTCTTTTCGCTTATAAGCAATGATTTTTGCAATTCATATACATTCGTTTGTCTTGATGCGCTTTCTCTCTCTAAAATCGAAATGTATGCCTTTTGAATACTATCCTTTCGCGTTAGTAATTTACGCTCCTTTAAGTCGTGAATAATTGTGTCCGCTAAACCTGCCGACAAAGTTATTGACCTACCGGTTTTTGGTGTAATCTTTAAAGAATTTTGTGCGCGTACTATCTGCGTAAGCAAAAGGAATGCTAACAATAGCGGAATCGATAAAAATAATTTTCTTTTCATATGGGTTCGTCGGAATAAGTGCAACATTTTCCGGTTTTTTCGTCGGATTAAATGCGCAACGGTTTACAATAATTGCTGAAAGCATAAGAAAGCCAAACATGGTTACGGCTTTAATAAGGTTTGTATATTGGTCGATGTTCATATTTTAGCCAATTGAAAGTGCATCCCGTCCTTTCGCTTCCACTCCCCACCCCAATCGAATCCGGATGACGTAAAACATTCAACAAATTTTTTTGATAATTGTGGGATTTGATTCAATCCATTTTCGAACGCATTTACATCGATGGCAATACCCCATGAATGCAATGACATTGACGGTAATCCACGCTTGTTGCGAATGTTAAAACATCCGTCCCACGTTTTTAATTCTTTGACGCATCCGGTTTTTATTAGCTTTTCGAATGCTTGCGACAATGGGGCAACTAAATCTTTGTTGCAATAGATTCTTTTTGGAATGACCCCAATTTCTAAATGCGTAGGAACATCCCAAACAATTAAATTCGGGTTCCCGTTAATTGCGGGTCCGTATTTCTTTTGGGCTTGTTGCGATGTTACCATTATTTTTCGGATGCCGGTGTTTTCTTAACTCGAACTTTTGTGAATTTATCCAAATCAAGTTTTGATTTTAAATCTGAATTTTCAGCGCGTAGGCTATGAACTTCTTTTGTAAGTAATTCAACCTTTTCACTTAATTCGTCAACTCGTTGGGACATCTTTTCGGCGGTATCTTGCCACATTTTTACGGCCTTGTCTACATTGTCCAACGCGTTTCCTTGTACTTCAATGTTTTCCTTTTTTCGCCCTACTAAATAAGTGACAAACGATGCGATTCCGCCCGTGATTGATGGTACAATAATGTCATCAAAACCCATTTTACTATTTGTTTAAATTGTTAAAATTCTATTTATAACTTCCGCCACCTATCCATAAAACTAAACTCTTGCGTGTTCCTTTTACCATAGGGGTAACCTTGTGCAACATAAAAGACGGGAATAACATTACATTTCCAATCCCTTTTGTGGCAATTGTTGTGTCATTGCTATTCCACAAAACTAACTCGCCACCATCATAATCGTCGGCTTCCGACAATTGAACCACCATTGAAATCTTTCGGTGATTAATTGTATTTGGGCCGATATCCATGTGCCAATCATAATGGCCTCCTTCTTCTTCATATTCGGTAAACTGAATCGAATCAACAACCCCATGTAAATCAAATTTCCATAATGCGTCGTTTGCCTCCACGGCCATTCCAATCAATTTTTCATAAAGCCAATGTGATTCAATATTGTGGTGAATCCATTTAACTTTTGATTTACGAACTGAATCGTCACTATTTCCAATCGTTTCCGCCTTGCTATATTCGTACAAATTTGCAAGGTTTTGAATCCACTCAATTTCCTCGTCTGAAAATGCTTTTGCGAATGTGTAATAATTAGTTTGGTCAATCTTTGAATCGGTTTCGAATAAAAGGGCTTTTATCATTTTTGCAAGGTTTGGTTTAATAAATATTCCAATTGATTATCAAATTTAGGAACATTTTGTTCAATCGCAATTTCTTGGTCACTCCATGGCGATTTTATTTGATTTTTTTGCAATTTTTTTATCTTTCTTTCTTCTAATTCCGCTATCATACTGCGCTTCATAAAATCAATATCTGATTCACCACACGCATCAATCACAAAACTTACAAAATCTGCGTGTTTTAATTCTGAAAATGGGGTAAAATTTTCATCTTTTGGATTAGATAAATAAATATCTTTCATTATAAATGTTGTTTCGTCTCCTTGCGATTCAACATCATAAGCCACAAATGCAAATTTTATTCTTTTAACGGTATCGGGAAATAATGAATCGTAATTACTTACTTCCGTTTCTAAAATATCCCATTGAAAAATGTAAGCCATAATTTTATTTGTTTAAAATATTCTGCGACAAGTAATGTATAATGTTCCCCCTTTGTCCGTCAATTGGTAACCCATCGCTAATCGAATTCCTGACGATGCACCTCCGTTTGATTCCGATGTAACTTGTAACCAATCAAACGATGTACTTCTATTTGCAAAAAATGGCGCATAAGTCCAACCACTTGTTCCCCAACCATAAGTGTCACCGTATGGGCTAAATAAGAAAGCCGTTGAAACACCCCAACTTCCGTTGTTTGTTGCAAAATATACACTACAAACATACGTTCCGCCACCTTGCAAATCACCCTGATAAATAGCCACTTGGCCGGGGTTTGCCCAACCCGTATTGATATTGTGTGCGCGTGAAACCGTGTGTGTTGAACTTCCACCCGATGGTCCGGTTGGTCCCGTTGCTCCGGTTGGACCGGTTGGACCGGGGCCACCTGATGGTCCGGTAGGTCCGGGGCTACCCGTTGGACCGGTTGGACCGGTTGCACCGGTGTTACCTCTTGGAATGGTAAAGTTAAACACGGCCGCCGAACTTGTTCCGCTATTTGTAACCGATGCGTTTGTGCCTGCGTTTCCCGTCGTTGTCGTGCCTGCCGCAACCGTTGCCGCTGAACCCGTTGGACCGGTTGGTCCCGTCAAACCCGTCGGACCCGTCGGCCCGGTATTTCCTTGGATTCCCTGAATACCTTGTGGACCCGTTGGTCCGGTTGGTCCGGTTGGTCCGGTTGCACCTTGTGGGATTGTGAAATTAAATACGGCCGCTGATGTTGTACCGCTATTTGTAACACTTGCGCTTGTTCCTGCCGCTCCGGTTGTTGTTGGACCTGCTGAAACGGTAGCCGCTAAACCTTGTGGACCCGTTGGACCAATAGGACCAATAGGACCCGTATCACCGGTGTCACCCTTTAAACCTTGTGGACCGGTTAAACCCGTTGGACCGGTTGGTCCCGTTTCTCCCGTTAATCCGGTTGGACCTTGTGGTCCGGTCGGACCCGTTGGTCCCGTTAAACCCTGCGGACCGGTTGGTCCTATTTCTCCCGTATCTCCCTTTATTCCTTGCGGACCTGCGGGGCCGGTTGGACCGGTTAAGCCAATTGGTCCGGTATCTCCGGTGTCACCTTTAATTCCCTGCGGACCGATAGGGCCTGCCGGACCGGTTAAGCCGATAGGACCGGTATCACCCGTGTCTCCCTTGATTCCTTGTGGGCCGATAGGACCTGCCGGACCCGTCTCACCTTGTGGTCCCGTAGGACCCGTCTCCCCTGCAATACCTTGAATTCCTTGTGGACCAATAGGACCCGCGGGACCGGTTAAGCCAATTGGACCCGTTGGGCCAATGTCACCCGTATCTCCTTTAATACCTTGAATTCCTTGTGGACCGGTTGGTCCCGTTAAACCTTGTGGACCCGTTGGACCAATGTCACCGGTGTCTCCTTTAATTCCTTGAATTCCTTGTGGACCCGTTGGACCAATTGGACCCGTCGGACCCGTCGGACCGGTTAAACCCGTTGGACCGATTGGGCCGGTCGGGCCGGTAGGACCCACGGGACCTTCGGAAATTGTAAATGTTTGATTAGTGGACAAATCTTTCGTCTCACCGTTTATTGTAATTGTTGTAGTAGAGTTTGCAGGGGTATAGCCCAACGCATCAACAACGCTTTTATTTTTCCATAATCCCGAAACCGTGTCATAAAATAAACCTTGATTTGCTTGTTTATTAACAATTAAAACATCGTGTAACTCATCTATTTCAAATCCGTTTTGAACCTTAACAAAGATTTCGCCATTGTTTTGATGAACTCGCGTAACAATACCAATAAAAACAAGGTGTGCCGGTGCAACCGGTTTGTTTGTTAGGCCATAAATTAAAGCCCCATCGACACCCAACCAAACGGGGTCACCTTGCGTTGCTGACGATGTATTTAAACCCGACAAAAGACCCTCGGTAATAACCGTTCCTTGACCATTTACGGCCAAGTTTTGCATAATTAATCCAAGTGTTTTGCTTGATGTATTTTCGGCCGCGTTTGATGCCTTTACGACAATCATATTGGTTCCGTCTTGCGTTGGGCTTACATAAACCGCTTGTCCCTTTGTAAGTGCCACACCGGCCTTTACATTGTGACGCAATACGCTTGTCCAAAGTGCGTAATTATCAATCCACTCCGTATTGAAATCCGTTTCGTCAACCTTTACTAAAATCTGACCGGCTAAACCACCGTCAGGAATTAAACCGCCTTCGCTTAAACTTCCGTCACCTCTTACGACCTCATTTGCCGTACCGGTAGGGTAAGGGTAATATGTTGTGTTATCGTAAGAAATTGTCGTTCCGTTTGCCTTTACAAAACCGGTTCCATTAAGGTCGTCTTGCTTTGCCGCTAATGCGTTTTGTAAATCTGTTTGATTGGCAATATTTCCGCCAATGCCTCCCCAAATAACTGCCGCCGATGTTGAAACCTCAACGTATTGCGTTCCCGTCCAACGATACAAAAGACTTGTGTCGTTGGTTACATAAAACGTAGTTTCATTTCCAACCGTTGGCAATGCGGAAATCGATGCGACCAAAAGGTAATTCGACCCGATTATGTTTCCCGATGTACTGAAAACATTAACTTCAATTAAATTCGGGGTCGTATTAATTTGAACGACCTGCGAATTGTCAGTTACTAAAATATCAATCGTTTGGTCCGCCATTATCTCGTAATTTCTTTTGTAATTGAAAAAATTCCACTTATGTAAGTACGCACATCCCCGTTTGCGAATGTGATTTGAATATCATATTCGTAATCATATACGGGAATGTCAATGATTTGTTTATTGATGCAAAATTGACCAAGCGTTGGGGCCGTAATTGTGATGCCTAAACCTGATACCGATGTCAAAGACAAGGCCGGTGTCGCGTCACTTGCGCATTTACGCAACTGCATTTTAATAACCGCGCCCGTCAAATTTTGAACTACCGAATTAATCTTTAATTCAAAATTCACGATATCGAACGTGTCCCCCTTTATGTGTGAAAAATTAAGACTCATCTTTTATTTTGCTTAAATATGTTTTCAATTTTTTTATATGTTCCGGTTTTGGCTTGTAAGATTTACAAGACCCATCCGGTAAAACTTGCGTCTTTTTCGGGATAAACGTCGGCATTACTATTTTGGTTATATTCAGGATAAGTATTTTGATTAAAACACATGTAATCGATAAATCGACGCGTGTAACTTTGCGCGACTTGTCGTTCTTTTTCCACAAGATAATCAATTTCGTTCTTTTCTACCGAATTACTATTTTCTGACGTGTGTTTAAATACCCCTTTATTTGCGATTGTGTACGCGGCGAATGGTAAATATTCAACCATAGTCCAATGAATCAACATGGGTTTAATATAGGTGTTCAAAAGCATTAAATAAGGGGCCGCCAAATTATCGGCAACAATTCCGTCATTTATTTTATTGAACAACTTGGTCCCAAGGTAATTTTGGATGTGGATATCCTGCGCAATTTTTACAAATTGAATGAAATTATCCGTGTCCAAATTTCCGTTTAAGGCCGTAAATTTTACGACTTCTTCACGATTTACAAATAATGCTTGTGCCATTTATCTAAAATTTCTTGTAACAAATCCGCCGTTAGGCATATCAACCGGTTTTTGGTAAACCTTTGGGTTATTCTTTGGTAGTATTTCGCCCGCCTTTCTTGCCTCCGCCGGTGTTATTTGCTTGGACCCTTTTTTTCTTGGGTCCGTGAATCTCTTGTATGTTTCGCGCGTCCAAAAATGATGGCATCCGCCGCCTCCTTTATAAAGGAAAATGTCGTATGTCGATTCACCTTTTTTCGACCACGCTCCGTTTGTCGATGCCTTTGAACTCATTAATTCAATGTCCTCCTTGCGGTATAATTTATTCATGGCCGTCATTTTTTTGCAAAACTCGCGGCTCTTTGCCGTTGTGTCGCCCGAATAACGATATCTTGACATGAATAATTTTCCGTCCTGCTCACTCTTTAAATTTGGCTTTGCGACTCCGGTTGTAACGAAATCCCAAGCCTTTGAAAGTAATGATTTTTCAGGGTTGTTTAATGCGTTTAATTCAGCATCCAAACGCGCCTCGTCTTCTAAACTTTCAACCACTCGTGAATCAATTAATTCCCATTCGTCAAGGTCAATGTCTTCGCCAAATTCTGACAAATCCATTTCGTCGATGTGCGCCGATAATTTAACACCGGTTTCTTCCTCTGACGTTTCGGACCCTATTGGCTTACTTAAATCGGTGAATTCTAACGGTTGTAATGTCTTAAAATAAAGGTGTAATGATATTCCATTAAATGCCAATATTTTGTCAACTGCGTCCAAGTATGTGTCTTGGAATGGACGAATTACCATGTTATCAAATAAGATAATCGCGTTCTTTAATTCGTCAGCGTTTGAACTGAATCCGTTTGAACTTGGAATTCCGAATTGTAAACCACTTACCACCCCGTGACCTAATAAAATTTTGCTTCGTGACTCGTCCGCTAAATATTCGTAATGTTTTGGCGCATCATTTAAAGGTACCGTGTCAATCGTCGTCTTTTTAGTCTCGTCAGAATTAAACGAAACAACAACCTTCTTGCCATGCGACCCCGTTAATTGGCCCTTTACTTTGCTCGCCGTGATTTGTTGTTCTTCTTCGTCAGGAACCCCGTTGTTAAAATTGACAACCGTTGTCGGGCTAAATCCGTTTTGAACGTCATTGATTAAATAATCCGCAATTTCTTCTTCTAATTTTGCATAAGGAACCGCCCCGATATAATCAACATTTGAGAAATATTTTTGACCGACCGTGTAATTTCCTACCCATAAAATTTCCAAAGGTGCGGACCCACCCATTCCAAATGCCGGATAAAATTTAGGTGTGAATTTCTTTGGGTCTTCCCAATTGTCCGAATAATAATAACCTTCAATTTCTCCCTTTTCGTTGCATTTCTTCGGTCTCCACAATTGAATTGGGGAATGTTCAACCCTAACAATGCTTTTCTTTGATTTGTCGTAAATTACCTGAAACACACATTGTCCCAATAATTTTAAATCTAAAACTTGCTTTTTTACAATGTCGTTACGAAACAACATTTTCATTTGTGCGTATTCGTTCGGCTTCTTATTTGAATCCGTTGCATCAATACCACGTCCGTAAATTAATTTAGAAATGTTATTAATAACCGAATTGTTCGTTGTTGAATTATTGAAACGGTCAATTAGGTATTTGAAAAAATTATTGTCTTCACCAAATTGAACCCAATCCTCACGATTTGATTCAACCGTCGTCGGGGCTTTATAGGATTCTAACTGAATTAAATGCACGTTTGATTGTGCTTTCTTCTTATTCATAGAAAATTATGTTTGTGTCTTTACTAACGTATTCGTCTTTATTAACCGAATAGTCTTTAATCACTTGGTTTGTGCAAAATGCTTTCATTCTATTTACCAAATGATAGCCTCTTTTATTGTTAATCACTCCGTAAAACTTAATTTCAATCGTATAAAAATGACCCTCTTTTAATGCGAATACATTTTTAAACTTTGCAAAAATACCTTCTTTTTTGCAATTAATTTGAAAACTTACTTCTTCGTTTGTTGTCTCGTTTTTCACAAAACACCAATTGGCTTGGTCCAAACGTGCCGGAACAAATTTAATCTCTTGTAAGGATGTCGATTCTTTGAGAATAATCATATTACATAAACACCAAATGACCGTTTTTGTTGTAAAACGAAAAAGGGGACATCTGCCCCCATTTCGTATCAATATCAAACTTTTGATTAAACTCCGGTCACTACCGTAAATCCGGCCGTTGTCAAAGATGAAATGATAAAGTTTGCCGGTACCGGCTCTTGACCTTTCAACTCTAAAGTGTATCCCGAAAGGTCACCTAATGCCGCACCCGTTACGATTGTGCCACCTGACACATCCATTCCGTGAACTAAACCGCAATAGAATAAATTTCCATTATTGTCTTCAACGACAACTTGTGGACGGCCATAAGACAACAATTTGATTTGCTTGTGGTCCTTAATTGTCAATTTCTTCAACGTTAACGCAAGCGTTTGGTCAAAGAATGTTGTCCCATTTTCGCGGGACGATGTGATTGTTTGGGTGAACGATGACGTTCCTTTCAAATCATACTTGTAAGCCGTCGGGGTTCCTGCAACTGCCGTAATTGCGTCCGTATCTGTGACATCATAAGTCACTCCGGTCGCATCACCGTTATTTACAAAATAAACTGCTTTTAAACCCCCGTTGCTCGTCTTACATGGTTCTAATCTGCCCAATGAAATATCGCAAGCCATAGTGTTATAAATTTAAAATTTTGAAATAAACCCCCACCGATTTGATGGGGGCTTTGAAAATTAGTTTGCTGAATTTGTAATACCGTAAGTCGCGATATCACCTGCGAAACCGTATTGAACACCTCCGAACATACGCATTACATAACGGAAATTTTGTGAACCGTCGATGTCTGCCAAGTCGATTAATTTAACTTCTTGCTTGTCGCTTAATAAAGACGTTCCAAAGAATAAGTTAGATTTTTGTGCCGCGATTGCTTTGTTTGATGCTAAACCGTCAGCAACAAAGATTTTGATACCGTCAAATGACAATGCGCCGTTTGAATACCATTGTGTTCCTTGTCCCTCTGTACCGTTTGCGCCTAAACCTGATGCACCGAAACCACCTAATGCACGAACGTAAGCGCGAGCGATGTTTTGAGAAACATAAAGGTGTAAGTCTTCTTTCGTGTAAAGTGCCGCCGGAATTGCGTCAACCAATTTGCCCAATTCTGCAATTACGTTTGATGCCGTTACCGTAGTACCTGCAACCTCTTGCGCCGCCGGCAAAGATGCGTCAGCCGCTAACAATGTAGCAAAACCATCGAATTCACCTGCGTTTGCGTTAACACCTGACCAAATGTTTGTTTCCATTTTAGCCGCAACCTTTGCAGATAAATAACCGATTAAGTAATCAGAAAAAGATTTAGGAACTGATTTGAATGCAGAATATCCCATTTCGATTGCCTCCCAATCTGATTGGAAATCACGCTTGCACAATTGCAAGTTAACTTGGAATTCTTCCGGTTGTAAAACTTTCTCGTCCAAAGTGATTGTAGACGTAGCCGTAAAATCACATGTTCCATTTTTTAAGATGTCATCCGTGTTGATACGCTTCATTACTTGCTTAAATGCAATGTTAGGGATAATCTCTACACCGCCTTTGTCAAGTGTTGGCGCGGATAATAACGCTGCGGAAATGATTTTTCCTGCATATTCACCCGCGTAAGATGTGGTAATTGATGTTGTAGTTGGCATTTTTCTTTAATTTAGTTTTTTTTTAATTATTAAACATTCTTTGGAATACTTTGTCTTGAATACTTTCAGGACGATTTTGTGCAAAGTTCATCATTGCGCTTTTTGATTCCGCTTCCGGATTGTACGCGATTGGCTCTGCCGCCGGCATTTCTTGTAATTCTAATTTTGCCGCTTCTAATTCTACTTTCACCGCTTTCAATGCTTCGATTTGAGACGAAAATTCAGCGCGAATCTTTTCGATTTCTTCAAAGAATGTTTCTTTCGATACTGATTCAACAATTCTTTTTGCTTGTGGTGTCGGTGCTGACGGTTGTGCGTTCATTTCAGGCTCAACCACTTCTTCCGGTGCAACCTCAACTTCAACTTCAACTTCCGCTTCCGCCTCTGCCTCCGCTTCTTTTACTTCTTTGATGATACCTTCTACCTCAACGACTAAAATCTTGCCGTCTTCCAAAACGTATTCACCTACCGGCATAGCCACAAGGCCGTCAGCCGTTACGATTCCAACCGAATATTCCGGCTCGAATTGTTCCGCTTCGATTACGGTAATACCGTCTTCAAGTTTCATTTGTGCCAAATTAACTTGGTAACCCAAAAGGGCTTTCACTTGGTTTTTTTTGTTTTTATATTTCATTTTAAATTGTTTTTGATAAATAATTAATTAAGGTTTGAGCGGATTTTAAGCCATTTTTAGCTTCTAAGTTTTGATTGTTTAACGTTGCAATGAAACCTCCATCAACACCAACATCTTGCAATTTCTTAATCGCGTCTTCCGTATCTTTAATTACTGATTGATAAATTGGAATTGCCTTTTTAATCTTATTTTCCAATGCAATAATTTCTGATTGGATTTCAACAAACGAAAAAGCCTTGCTTAAATCTGCACGAATATCTTCAACTAATCCAAAATCAAATTTTTGTGATGCCAATTCTACCTTGTTCAATTGGTCAAATACTTTACTTTCTACTGACATATTAATTCGACGTGTTTACGATTGTTCTTGATGTGCTTGTATTTATTACCGTTCTAACCTCTTGGCCCTCTAACGACCCAATTCCTTGATTAATCAATTCGCCTTGGCAACACTCGGAACTATACGTTCCGTCCTTGCAAAGACACGCGCGCTTTCCACCTACGGGTGAACTATTTTTATTCTTCGCCATCTTCTAAAATGTTTAAAATTTCTTCAACTAATTGTTCGTCGCTAATATCCTGCAATCCCATTTCAATTTTGTCGGTAAAATAGCCTTCAATTGAAAACCCTTTAACTTCGCCCGAAATGATTTTTGATTTTATGTCGTCATTGTCAACCTTCAAAGAAACCATCCATGTTCCTTCGTTTTCGCTAAATCCGTACTTCACCGACTTGTCCATTTTAGGGTCGTCAATAATCCAAGATTCAACCAATGTAATGCCGTCAATTTTGTTCTTGTGTTGCAACGTTGCGTTCCCTTGGTTCCCGTTCATCAAGTACAATTCGGATGCCTTACGGACCGTTTCCTTTGAGAAATAAACGTAAAACTCGTCTTTGCCAAATTTGCGGTAAATGTTTTTGTTGGGAATTAATGCCGGACCCATAAGGATTCCGCGCTTTCCGTCAACCTCTGAAAATTTAATTTCGACTTCTTTTGCCAATGCAATAAAATTGCTTTCAATGGCCGGACGGTCCACAAGACTAATCGCCTCGATTCCGTCGTTTTCGTTGTCCAATACTAATTCAACAATTCTCATATCCTATAAACGTTATTTTTGTTTTTTGTTGTAAATTCATTACCCTAGTGACGCTGACGAAACCTTATTGCGGTCCAAACTTTGTTGGCTAGTCACTTCGCTTGCCACCACAAATGCCTTAATCGGTTGGTTGTCTTTTGCGTTTATCGTTTGCGCAATTTGGTTTATTCCGCTTGTGCCAACAACGTTAAATTGTGGGGCCGCGCCTCCACTCGGTCCGGACATTTCCATTCCGCCACCGCTTGTCGATGGTTGAACGCTAATGATGTCTTTAACCGCTTTGAAACCCATTGCCGCCGTCACCGCTACGTTTGCCAATTTTAGGCCAAATTCAAACGGTGTGGCCGTCTTTGTTGCTAATTCTGCCGTAATACCTTGATAGGTATTTATCAACGCTTGTGCGACCGCGAATGCCTTACCCTCGGTTGATGCCGCGTCAAACAATGATGAAATATTTCCCATCGTATTTGAAATCATTGCCAATCGTTGGTTTTGTAAAACCCTTTCTTGTTGGAAAGTTTCTAATTGAATTCTACGTTTTTCGTCTTCGCTTATTTGTGTTGACGCTTGCGCTTCTTCGTTGAATTTTTGCAATGCAAATAATCGCGTCGAAAATGCCTCTAATTCGTTATTTATAACATTTTGACGTAATTCTTGGTCTCTTTGATAATTGTAAGTCATCAATTCGTCCTCCTTTGCTTTTAATTGCAATTTGACCTCAATCATTTTTTTTGTAAACGCGTCTTCCGCGTCTAAACGCGCTTGTGTGTTTGCAAATTCTTGATTTTTAATTTTCTCCAAATACTCGCCTTCGCGGTCTTGAATGTATTCTAAATTTCTAATTTCTGTCTCAAGCCTTAATTTATCATTTTTAATTAATGCGGCTTGCGCTTGCTCCTCTGCCGCAAAATTTTCATTAATAAATCTTTGTTCTGAATTTAAAAAAGTAAGTCTTTCACGTTGCAAACCTGCCTCCGCTTGACTTTGCTCCGTGATAAATCCTTGTAATTGGGCTTCAATTCCCAAACGATTCACTTTGGCCTCTCTTAATTTTAAATCGTCTTCATATTGATTATTACTATTTTTAGCCTCTGCCTCTGCGTATTTAATTTGCAAATCTGCCTGCGCCAACATTTCTGTTTTTTGCATCGCTAATATACCGGCTAATTTTCTATTGGCTTCGGTTCGTTTTGGTAAACTAACAAATTCATTATCTCGAATTAAACGTTGTTCTTCCGCTTGCTTGTCGTATTTCTCAAAAATGCCTTGTTGTTCAACTGCCGCAAACATGGCATTATTTTTTAATTTTGTAATCTCGTCACCCTCTTTTGCCGCTTGCTTTATTGCCACCGTTGCTTTGGCGATTGTTTCACTTGGATTTAAAACTAAATCCTTTATTGCGTTACCGGTAGTTTCCAAAAACTTACCACTAAACAAAACATCGCCGGCTTGTGCCGCAAATTTCTTTGTTACATTTAATGATTGATTGTAAAAATCAACAACCTTATTTGAACCCGAAATCGCATCTTTAAAATCGTCGAATTGAGAAATTAACGCACCCAATCCAATACCTTTAATATTTCCGCCAATGTCACTAATTGCGGACCCCATTCTTTTCAATGCACCCGACGCTTTGCCACCTGCAACCGAAATGTCATTAACCTCTTTTTCAACCTTGTTAAGCGAATCACCGACCTTATCCGCCGTTTGTTTTACTTCGGTAAGGGATTGAACTACGTTGTCAATTTTCTTGTCAACCTTGTCAAGATTCTCTTTAATTTCTACTTCAACTATTTTCTTTTGTGCCATTTCGCGCGTCTTTTAATTTGTGTCAATGCCTGATTAAATGTGGTCGGCAACTCAAACCGACCTTTTGCAATTTCAATATTTTCGCTCTGATTGTAATGGTCACTTGCCATTAATAAATCAAGAATGTTTTTTATCATTTTATAAATTTGAAAGTCTTAAAACCGTTGTGTAATTACCCCATGTGTCAACGCTAAATTCGTAATTGTTTTTCGCCGGCAATCTCAATGTGTAGGTATTCTTTGTGTACCCGTTTGAAAATCCGTTGTAAATCAATACTAATGCCTCGGTCCCTGCCGCGTTTAATTTGTATCGCGCAATTGGTCGTTGTTGGTTGTATAAACTCACCGGATAATCTGCGGTCCCCGATGTCCATGAACCACTACCTAATGAAAGATTTGGAACCAACCACGATGTGTTTGCGCTTAAAATATCTTGATTCTGCTTTGCGTGAAAATATCCAACATAAGGCCAATCAAGTGTCATTTTTCCGACACCCGTTGTGTCGCCCCATTTGGCGTCAGCGAAATCGTCGTCCATTCCGTTAACGTCTTGGTCATATCTGCAATCGGTAACTTCTTCGCCAATTGTAGATTGAAACCACGCAAACAATCCGTCACAATAACACATTCCCCAAACGGCAAAATTATACATTTGAGACGGGCATACTTCCAAACGGTTACGGTCTCCAAATTTTAATTGTCCGTTTAATCTTACGGTCTTGCGTTGCATACCAAAATCGGACCCTAAAATTGGCTCCTGCTTATTCCAAATGTATGGCAATACACGCTTATCATGCGTTGCGCCTAAAATTTGAAACAACATTTTTCGCGTAATGTCGGTATTGTGAACTATTGAATAAACCTGAAATTGGTCTTTCATTTTAAATTGGTAATTCGTTACATACATATATTTGTAATGTTGAATCGCCCCCTTAAACCAAGGATAATAAAGCCCACATTGTTGATAAGTTTTGGTTCCGTTAATATAATAATCGTGATAATCGGAATATAAGCCGGTTCCGGTTATGCTATTCCCCGCTTCCATGCTTTCCCATCCAAATCCCGGCGCGCCAACATATCGTGATTGATATATTCCGTTTCCGTAATTTGAAAATTTGGGAACGACCCAATTCATGTATAAAGGTGTATTATCATTTTTTAAATTTGTCGCAACCGTTAGTGCTGAATTAAAACATTTTGTCCAAGCAATTGCCGCGTCTTCACGGAATAATGCGTATGATAAATGTTCAAAATCATATTCAAAATGTATTGCATTAAATGGTTGATTTTCAACAAAATATCCAAGAAATTGAGACGCTAAACCTTTGTCGGTGTATTGCGAACCGGAACCCCATGCCGTCGTCCATTCGTACGGGTTAGCCTCATAATACGAATATGTGTAACCTCCACCGTTGTATTGCCATGTTGACCTTTGTGATTCCGGAACGTCGTGCGCAATTAACAATGCAACGGTGCGATGTTGCCAAAAACTAGACATATCAACATCGAAAAAATTTACACCCCATGCCGTAGAAACTGAATTCCTAAACGCTCCGTCTCCGTCAAAATGTAATTTTTTTTCTCTTGGAATCACTTGCGTATAATTCCATTGAGTTCCAATAGATTGCGATTCTGTCACACCCTTATTCATTCGCTTCATGGTTCTCGGACTATGTGAACCCCTTTCAACAACGTCCATCAATGGGGTCGCCATATCTACCCAAGTTTTTTCATTGCCTCCCGCATCAATTATTGGTTCAATATTCGGCATTCTGCGGAAATAAGATGGCGCATTAAATGTACGTGATGGAATCCAATAATCGGGACGGAAAAAATACCTTTTATTTCCTGCGACATCAACGCGATTTGGGTCCGGTGCTAAATGTATAATTGCCGACGTTGTATTTACACCCGCATCGCCTGCGACAAATTTTCCATTTACATATTCACCCGTAATTAATCTAAGGTCGTAACCTCTCATCGCCGAAACATCAATGTTTGTAATTGCCGACCCTGATATTTCACCCGTGTCAATAATCCAAGCCTTTGGCCCGTTGTATGGTCTTGATGCCCAAACCGCGTCAGTCAATAATAAATTAGAATCTAATGACAAAGACGTTCCCCCAATTCCTAATTGATTCGACACAAGATTCGTGTCGCCATCTTTCAAACGGTCCTCGACCCATGATGTGTCGGTCCCTTGCATCAATTCAGTCGGCGGGCCGGTCATTTTCCCATTTGACCCAATCGTAATGTAATAAGTTTTGTAATTAGTTGCGACAACGTAATTATCGGCCGGTGCCAAAACCGTTTTTGCCGAATTAGTGTAAAAAGTATTCGATGTGTCTAACGATGAATTTGCTCCATAAAGAATCACCGAATCGTTGTCGATAAGGGGATTCGTGACTTTTGACCTTGCGTCCGCTAATGATGAATATGGCATTTCTTTTATTTTAAAGTGTAGAAAATTGAACTTGTGGTTGACGGTGGTGTTGCCGGACATCCCGCTTCACCCGTTACTATTTGAACGTTTAAATTAACCATTTGCGTCGTTGTTGTTGACGTATTGTTCCAATAGTATGTGTAAGACGTAACCGAATCAACAAATCTTTGACTTGCAATTGTCGGTTCAATAGTTGTGTAAGTTGCGGAACCTAATACGCATGGCTCTAATCGGTAATAAGTAGTTTGTGGACAACCGCCTTGACCTGATACAATTTGCAACGTATTGCTAACCGTCTGCGTCGTTGTTGTTGACGTATTATCCCAAGTGTAATTAATTCCCGATATCGAATCAATGTATCTTTGACTTGCAATTGGTGGTGCCGTCGTTATGTAAACAGATGGTCCGCCACCGGTACATGGAACAATTCTGTAATAAGTTATAATTGGCGGGCAACCCGTTTGACCCGTAACAATATTTAAATTTGCGCCAATTGTTTGTGGCGTTGTTGTTTGTGTATTATCCCATGAGTAATTTATTCCGGTAACTGAATCCAAATATCTTTGGCTTGCAATTGGTGGTTGACTTGTAACATAAAGTGATGCGCCGCCACCGGTACATGGATTTAATTTATAATAAATTGTAGAGGCCGGACAACCCGTTTGACCCGTAATTACTGACATGTTGTTCCCAATTGGCCCCAAAGTTGTCGTTGTTTGGTTATTCCAATAGTAATAAATACCATTGTTGTTGTTCAAATAACGTTGACTTGCCATTGCCGGTTGGGTCGTAATCAATAGGTTTCCGCCTCCGCCACTACATGGAACTAAAATGTAATAAGTTGTATCGCCTCCCGATGAAACAATTGTTCTCAAATCGGTAATTAATTCTAAATCAATTTCTCCGGTGCTTAAATCTGATTTTGCCGTGTTTATAATGTATCGTTTATCCCTAATTATAAGCCTATCATTTAGGGCCAAATTAGACAATAAACGTGGAGGCAAAATTGCCTTTACGCGGACCAATCTTGATTTAATATCGAACGAATTTGATAAATAATCGTCATAATAATTATTAAACAAACTATTTAATTCGACCTGATTTGTGAACGACGATTGTTCGGCTCCAAAATTAATTGTGTGAATTATCCCGTCTTTAATCGCATCTTGACCAAATAAATTGTAAGTAGTCAACGCGGTTGTCTGTGACCCATCATTAAAAAAGAATGATTGACTATTACTTAACGTTTGAATTTCGTTGTAATGATATAAGACTACCGGCTTTGGAATGTATGCCGTCAAATCTTTTCTTATTGAATAGCCTAATTGTAAATTCGAATTCGTGAATTTACTGAATGGCATATTTTCAAAAGGTAATTCAACCGAATATTCGTCGCCGTCATTTATTAGGTCGTATTTTAAATCACCGTAAGGAATATCCGATTGGCCTAAAAATGCGGTCGCCAAAAGGTTTTCACATTCTTGGTATTTAAAATTAATTGACTTGTAAGGTTTTACCCTCTCAACCTCAAAGTCGTCAGATTTTACAAATTTGGTAATGTCATAAATATTACCATTCGAATAATATGTTTCTAATTGTTCTAAATTGTAACTAATGCCGTCCTCTGAATAACACGTTATGTTAAACATTTTTAAAATACCTGAAAAAAAGTCTTCCGCTTTTATTTCCGGCATGTATTCCGCCAAATTTAAACTTGACGATGTTGTTTGTTGTTGAATCTGTGTCGCCGTAACGTCACTTATCAATGTTCCCCTATTTCTTGTTTCAAATAAATAAACCGAATTATTATAAGTTATTGGGGTGTTCGATGAAATATAAAAAGAATAAACGCCCGAATTTTCCAAAGGTACTTCAATGTACATTTGGTCCGTTTCGGTTGCGTAATTCTGCTCACTTAATTTAAATCCGTCTTTGTAAATATAAAATGTAAAAGGTACCCCCGCCGTTGTAAATGATATTAAAATGTGCGATTGTCTTAAACTTATCGGTGACGTTGGTTTTACATAATTTAATTCACTTGTTTCGGTGTTAAAAATGTTTTGCGTACCTGATACACTCGTGACCGTTTCAAATAATATTTTTTGCGGAATTGATTTTGCCAAAAAAGTATCTGTGTTTTTTAACCATAAAAACAAAGACGTAAAACGGGCGTCAGTTAAAAAATCGCCTTCAAAAGTAATCCCCAATTGCGACGCAATTACATCAAATATTTTACTTATGCGAATTGCAGGAAATAAGTCATTGTAATAAATAGGGGTTGCATTATTTTTTATGTCCCAATTTGATTGGGATGAACCATTACCGGTGTATTGCCAAACGTTATTTGATGTAATTAATGGAAATTTTACGTCCCTACTTAAATTTTCGGTAATTGTATTTTTAACAAATGCGCCACTATAAACAAAATTAAATTCCGAATAGTCGAATTCACGCAAAAAACGACCTGCAAATAAATCTTTAAGTGATACCAATGCACCAAAAAACGTCACGGTGTAATTGTCGATTTGACCATTCTTAAAATTCGCCTTTTCGATTTGGATTTTGCCCTGACGAAACGGGATTGTGTCAATCTCGATGTATGCCTTTTTTCGGGTCCGCGCGTCGAATGCGTTGCTAACCGAATTCTCATACCAATGCTTGAAAATTGCGTTGTTTGTTTTGCTTGCCGGAACCGTAAACGATTGAGAAAAATCCGTATAAATTTTGGAAATGTCGTTTATATTTTGTATTGAACTCGTTATTGAAATCTTTTCGTCTTCGAATAATTCGATTTCACGCGCAATTCCATCGTCTCCGTAAATAAAAATTGATGTCGTAATCATTAAATAACGTTATTTATAAGGTTGTACGCGTATTCAAATTCGATTGTGTAGTTGATATTATTGTCTTTCAATGACGACTTTAAATCCGTCGCTTGTGTCTTAACCGTTGCCGGCTTGTTGTCAAGCAATACCGTTTCGCTTAATAATAAATCTTGAATCAAATCCGAATAATTTTCCGGAACAAATCCGGTGTTTAAAATTACCGATTGATTTCCATTGAAATTAAACGCTTTGTTTTGGCCCTTATAAACGTTGTAATTGACCGAACTTGGTAGCAATGAATAGTTTGTACTTGTGACATTAATTGCGTTCGTCTGCGCCTTAAAAAACGTCAAAAATTGCCACCCGCCGAATCGGTTTATGAACGAACAAACAACCGGCGTGTATTTGGGTTCACAAATCGGAATCACTCGGAATGTAGATGAATAAGAAAGCGTTGCGCCAACATAATATTTAAACGTAATTGTGTTCCCGTTCGTGTAATTTGGCGATGTTGTGGTGACGTTTACTTTGTTCATATATTTTTTCGTCGGGGTTGTTGATGGTAAAACGTTTACCGTTGTTGCGTTGTTGCCGTTCAAACTTCTATATTCTACGTCCAACCGGTCACCTAATGATATGTCACTAACAACGTCGATAAAATGCGTGTTGCCATAAAGGTATTGTATTTCCTTTGTGTCGTCCGCTAAAATTGCACACCTGCCAAATACTTCGTCCTGATTGTAGCCACCCATGTAATTCGTGTACCCATCAACGCAAGCGTAATCGTCGTAACGAACAAGAGAATAAACACCCGCCGACGTTTCTTTGTATTTATTAACGCGCACATTGCACCAACGATTGTTTGTTGAATCTGACGAAACTATGTTGTCAATATACTCACGAACAAATGGCGATATATTATAAATACCGGCCCGTTGTGTCGTGGAGGCCGCCGATTTTGCAATCGTGTAAGTCGGTGTTGTTGGAACCGAATTGGGTGCGTTGTAAATCAATAATTCAACTTTTGACCCTACTTGTCCTGCCTCATTAATTTCAACGAAATACGGGGAACGCGCGTAAATAATCATTTATACTTTTTTTAAATTAAAATCAATCAATCCTTCAATGTCATCACCGAACGCTTTAAACAAATCGGTTTCGATGTACTTTTTAAACCCTCTTTCAAATGGCCTTGTAAAAAATAAACTTGGTTTTATTCCTTGCGCGTAAATGCTCCTTTGTAATAAAAAACCAAGCGTATTGTAACCGCCTTTTTTAAACTTGCCGTCCTTGTCCCTTAATCTAACTCCCTTTTGTTTTGCCCAATCCATTAACGGCTTACGCGGGGGCATTTTATTTGTAAATCTATACGGGCTTTTCGGTGCCTTTTGAACTCCGTTTACCAATGCCGGAAATGCTCCTTTAACACCTTGGTCGACAAACTTTCCGTAATCCATCATTTGGAACCCAACCAAATAATAATTTTTCTCATGTAATATTGTTCCCTTGATGCTATTGTAAAGAGAATTCGTATTGTTGCGCCCTAACCTCGATAAATTACTTCGTGATTGTTGGACCACATAATTGCGAAATTTCTTTACTACTTCACTAGCATTTCTCAACTCCATCGCATATCGTCATTTCGTTGGGAATAATCAAATCAAATGTCAACACCCACCCCGCGACCGCGTCTTCAAAACGGTCCGTAAATGGTTCGCAACTAATGTTCCCCTCAACCTGCACCAATTCAGAATATAACGTTCCGCGTCTTAACTGCTCGGACAATCTTATTGCGTAAGTTAATTGTGTGTCAAGTACGTCCAACTCGTTGTCGTTACCTTCAAACGTGTCGGTCGATTCTTCTTTTGATTGGTCGACAATGTCCATAAGAATAACCGAAACGTTAAACGTTGAAACCTGCTCGTCCGGTGAAACGCTATTTACCATTATATGGGCATAAGGATAAATCCATTGTTTACGGTCAATAATCTTATCCATATTGCCGTTTGTGAATGATTGAATTCCTAAATCTTTGTTAAGGAATTGTCTCAATCTATTAATCACATAATAAAAGCCTTTCATCAATTTTTATTTTTAATCATTTGTAATTCCAAGTCATTTTTTTGCTTTTCGAATGTAAGATACATCAAGCATTTATTAATTGGTAATTTGGTAACGTCATCAAATCGTAATATGTCTCCTTTTGCAAGCGCGTAAATTGACTGATACCATCCCCATTGTCTGCCGAATTGCGCGTTTGAATCGAATTCCCCCGAATCGCCTCCGCCAAATAAACCGTCGTACTTTTCAATAACTCGTTCCCTAAATGATAAAAAAAAACCATCGCGGAAATCGCTACGTCAACCGGCATTTCTTTCATCGCCTCACACCACTTGTCGGTCCCATCATATTCTTCAATTTGATATAGGTCCCCATATTTTCTAACAATTGGCCGATACAAAACGGACATTGCCCGATGTAATAATTGCGGTTCAACAATATACCGGTCCAAATCCATGTATTCCCCCGCGCTCATGTTGTCCAAATTTGGAATAAATCCAAACTTCTTGCCATTCAATTCAAATTCATTAATAAGGGACGGATGTGACTTAAACAATTTATTAACATCGTTAACTATTTCAATAATGTCACGTTGCCTCATTTTTGAAACCATCGCCAAATCGGCCCCACAAAATATTTGAATCAATTTATGATTCACAAAATCCGCTCCGTCCCCTTCGTCTTTAATCTCTAAAAATCTTTGATATTGACCTAAATTGATTTCGCTCAATTTGGTCGGCACATTAATTTCCAATTTCATAACCTATAAACCGTTTTTGATTGTTTTTGTTGTACTCTAATAAATCGAATACTTCCCTTTATTGGGGTTTGATAAATGGTAAAAAACATTGTAACGAATTGCGTCGATTGCGTGATTATAATTGTCAATCACTAATCCCGATTTTCGGTCTGAATAAATGTAATTATTAAATTCCTTTGCAATGTTGCCCGAATCGGGGTCCAAAATGATTTGGTAATCTTGCATCAATGCAATCCCCGCCGTAATACTTCCGGCTCCCTTTTCCGTTGGTTGTATGTTACACCTTTGAGACTGCAATTCTGAAATCAATCGTGGTTCCGCGCTATCTGCAATAATTAGGTTTTTCCCGCATACCGTTTTGTTGATGGTCGCTATTTCCGTCGTCGTCAATTTGGGCTTGTACAAATGTTCCTTGACGTAGATTATCCGCTTGCTTTTATCAATTGCAACTTCGACCAATGTAGTTGGGTCAATCGAAAATCCAAAGTCTTGCCCGAATGACGTTTGTAATTTATCGGGATTGAATGGTCCAAATTTCCAATTGGTAAAAACCACACCGTCGGCTTTGTCAAGCCACCCGCCTAAAATCGTGTGTTCGTATTTCTTCGCGTTGTGTTCCTTTAATGCCTCCACTTGATTCAGGAATGATTGCGAAAGATATTCGGCATTATCAAGGTACGTCGTATGGATGTACGTCGTGTCACCCTTTGTCGTGGTCTCTCCCGCCTCCACTCCGCGTTGTTCAAAGAAACGGTTGTAAATAAAATGTTCCTTCGTTGTCGGGTTAAGGATTAAAATAACGCGGTTTTGTTTGGTGTTATTACGAACCGATAAATCGATTTTATCAAAAACGTCTTCGTCAACCAATTCTTCCGCCTCGTCTAATACAAATGTTGTGACCCCCGAAAGTGATTTTAGATTTGCGGTCTGCGTTCCGCTTGATGTCTTGATTCCTTTAAATATAATTTTGGAACCGGTTTGCTTATTTACGATTTCGTCTTTTGTAATATAAAAGTCGTCGTGTAATTCAGCCATTTCAATTTTCTCCACAAACTCCGGAATGATTGATATGTGGGCCGAAACTAAAGTGTATCGGGTGAATAGAATAACGTGACCCACTTCATACGTCAAAAGCAAAAGAAAGGAGTTCATGGCGAATGATTTGCCCGAACCCCTTCCCCCCGTAATCACGAAATACCGCGAATCGTTTTTAAAAAGTGGAATGTACTTTTTATTGATTGTTATCATTTGAAATTCACGATGTCCTTGATATCAAAGTCATTCATTGTGTGTGTGGTATTTTGGTCGATGACCTGCTTTGGCATTCCAAACTTATATTGGAAAAACAATTTGACCGCCCAATCTTTGTGGTCCTCAATTGCCGCCGTCAATGCCTCAAATGCTTTTGGCTCCAACGGTGTCAATTTCTCAATCAACGATTGTTCATCTGCTTTTGGTTTGCGCCCTGCTCCTTCGCGCTTGCCTCCTTTTTTAACTTCCATATTCATTATAAATTTTCCTAATTTGCCCAATGTAGTCGCGCCAACATGACGCGCATGACGTTTGTTCTAAATCGATTTCAAAGATTCGTTTGTAAATTGCCGACAATTCACGTTGAACAATCACCGAAATCTCGCCCCGATTTTCCGAAAAGAAATTTTTCAAATATCCGTAATCTTGTTCGGACAAACAATTGACCCTTCGATAAGGAAATAATTTGTTTAACGTTTCTTTGCGTTCGTCACATCCACAATCCAAGCCGGTAACGCTTGAAAACAATTCGACTGCGGCTTTTATTCCGGTTGCCTTTGTAATTTTTTCGATTGTGTCGCCTAATCCGGCGGATTGAACCGTTTCAATTGGCTCATGCTTTACGGTCGTGCCGTTGCCTTTTCTTGGTCTTGCCATAATTTTATTCGCTTTTTACAATTTGTTATTGTGTGATAAACTGAATCAAATGAAATCCCGATTTCGCGGGATAATTTGCGTATTGAAATGTTTTGCCGGACCCAACACAAATACAATAATTTGTCGTATTCCGGCCATGTATTAATTAAATCAATGTATGGTTTTATTTTCTCAAATGTAAAGTCTTCGTATTCTTCGTCAACCAATTCGTATTCAATTTCACTTGTGATTTCAACCTTTACGACGTTGTGCTTGTGCAATTGCATCGTCAAACTCCGCAATGTGAAATAAAAATATGCCTCATTGATTTCTTTGTTCAATTTCAAAACCTTTATGTATGCCTCTTGAACAATGTCCTCCGCATAATGACGACCACCGAACTTTTCGACGATTCTAATCCAATGCTTATGGTTGGCAAATATTTGGTCCATCTTATAATTTGTAGATTTCTTCGATTACCAATTTCCAATAGTGGGCCTTTTCTTCGCCTCCACGGTCGTTCATTACTATCTCACAAATCAACAAAGCTAATTCCTTGGCCTTGTCTCGGTCCTTACAAAAAAAGTTTGCGTGGTTGCATAAGAATGCGGCGCGTTCGTCGGGTCTCATAAATCTTGTATTTCCATTTTTAAATATTCAATGGCTTTCATTAAATCTTGCTTTTTGTTTTCCTTTTTTCCTGCCCGTAGAACGTACTTTATTACGTTACCCAAACAAAACCCTAGGTTGTAATCTTTTATGATGTCTATTGCCTCAAATTGGTTACCCTTGTAATGGTCCGGACGTATCGGATTAAAATTCTTGTTGGATTCCATATTTTCTCAATACAAAGTTTAGTTCGTCATTCATATTTAATTGGCGCGTAACATCCATTTCGGTCATCTCTAATCCAAGTTTAAAGAAATTCAACATAAATTTCCCCGCCTCCACATATTGTTCGGTGACTTCAAGTTCAACTTCTTCACGTCCCTCGTAAATGCTCGCCTCCATTTTCAACAATTCTTTCAAAAGGTTGTTGGATAAGAATTTTACGTTTTGACGGTTGAATTTTGACGGACGAAAATCGACGTCAATGTGGTCAATTAATGCGTTCACAAGCCCGCAATAAATGACAATCGTTTCTTTTTCTGATAATTTACTCATGTGTTAATTTGTCTTTGATAAGTTTCGTTTGTAAAAATACAATTTTTTGATTATAATTTGACATTTCCAAAATTCTTTCTCGTTTGGTTGTCAGACACTTATGTAAATCGTTGACGATTACCCCGTTGCCAAGATTAAAATCGTAAATATTTGGCTTGGCTAATTGCTCATCAATCCAATTTATTGCCGCTTGGCAATTTGCAGGTAATCCCATCGAAAAAATTTGATTAATCAATTATCATTAATTCGTATTCAATTCTCGGATTTACCTTGTCAATGTACCGGTAAGCCACAATCCGCATACATTTGTTGTCGTTGCGAATGGCCCCGCATTTTTGCAGGCAATCCAAAATCACTTTCAATGAATTGTCAAGGTCCGAACGTTTGTCTTTGTAAAACACCTTTACATGCAATCCAAAATTTGTGTCGATATTTTTGTTTCGATATTTGACACATTGCTTTTGAAAATCCTTTTCGTATTGAACTAAGTGTTCGGCTTTGTAAACCTTTCCGTTTCCGAATCGATAGCAATTCGATTTGCTTGGGACCTGCCCATAAATTATTTCAAACATGGCGAATTTTTATAAAAACGTTTTTGAACCCATCCGTTCCGAATCATTCTGTTTCTCTTAAAATCAATGTAAGGTCGGAAATAAAAATATCCGTAACCGCTTAAAAATACCACTTGCCTTTCGTCACAATGGTCGCATCGATATGACATCGTATATCGGTTCCCGCTCTTGTGAAACATTCTCAAAATCACTTGCGCGTCGTTAGTCTTTCCGCATTCAGTACACTCCAATTTATGGTCGTGGTAAACTTGTCTTTTATCTATATTCATATCTCACTTGAAAATTTGTTTGATTCCTTTTGTGCTAATCTGCGGGACCTGAAATACTTAATTTTTTGTTCCCA